AGAGCGCAACTGACTTTCTCAATATGAAACTTATTGAGATATTCTGTAACATAGAACTAAAGGATGTAATGCGTATTCCAGTAAGCGAAGTAGAAAAGGTATTGCAAATCCTCGCCAAAGCGTTTGAGGAAAAGCCTGAGCTTATTCGCCACTTTAAACTACTTGATGTCGACATGGGATTCATACCGAATCTTGAGCGTATTTCTCTTGGCGAATATATAGACGCTGAGGATAACATTTCCGATTGGGAAACAATGCACAAAGCGATGGCTGTGCTTTATCGCCCTGTAAACTTTAGAAGCAAGGAGAGATACAATATTGCGCCATACGAACCAAGCGATGAGGTGTCTGAACTAATGAGGGAGATGCCACTTGATGTAGTAATGAGTTCAATGGTTTTTTTTTACGATTTAGGGATGGAGTTACTGAAAGCTATCCCGAACTTTATACAAAACAGTCTGACGGAAGAACAGACTTATCTGCTCAAGCAAACTTTGGCTCAAAGTGGGGATGGTATCAATCAATATATGGACTTGCTCAAGGGGATGTCCTTAGATTCGATGCCATTACGCAAACAGAATTATTCCAATGCCTCAACTACCTAACATTTGAAAAAGAGAAGAACGAATTGGAAGCACAACTAATAAAGAACGCACACAATAGAAACCTATGAGAGAGTATTATGACTTAGTAGATAAACTATACACATACTTGAATGGTAGCCCATCTGTCAATACAGTTACCTTTGGCGACATATTCCAAGTGGACTTATCTAAGCAAACTATATTTCCTTTGGCGCACGTTAATATTCAGAGTGTGTCGTTCACCGATTATGTGATGCAGTTCAACCTGCAAGTGATTTGTATGGATTTAGTAGATGAGAGCAAAGAAGATAAACTCGCCACAGCAAGTATTCCATACAGGGGATTAGACAACAAGCACGACATATTGAACACCCAACTGACAGTAATCAATGGGTTACAGGCTGCATTACGCAGAGGCGAACTATTTAGAGATAAGTATCAAGTTATATCGGATGTTAGTGCCAACTTGTTTGAGGATAGATTCGAGAACCTGCTTACTGGTTGGAGTCTTGATTTAACGCTTCAAGTCGCCAATGATGATATGAGTTTGATTAACGCAACAGGGGATGCTTGTAGATAATGGATATTAAACTAAAAAATACAAAAGATTACATTAAGTCGTTTATAAAAAACGATACGCTAAACTTCTACAAGGAGTTTATCAAGAATCAGTCTTTGCAAAGGAATTATCCTAAATCACAAGTATTAGAGGCGACAGGAAAATTAGCAGACAGTTTGACAACTTCAGAAACGGAGAGCGATAATTCATTGGATATTCAACTATTGGCGAATAAATACATAGAGTATCTCGATGAGGGAACTGGTGATTTCTTCCCAAACATTGATGCGCTTGTAAACTGGATAAAGAGAAAGCCAGTAACAATAGAGTCATCAAAGATAAAGGGTGCGACTAAAGAAAAGCAGATTAGAAGCCTCGCCTATGTAATTGGTCGCAGTATAGATGACAATGGATTAAACAGAGGTAAGCCGTTAAATTTCCTACAAGGTTTGTACGAAAATCGCTACAAGGCAATACTCGATGGAATAACTGAGCCAGTTACGAAAGATGCTGAATCAATAATTGATGAAATGCTATTAGAGATGGGATATACTAAAAAAGGAAACGAATACACGATAGAAACAAAATAATATGGCGACAAAGATAAACGTAAGAAGTCCGTTCTTCATAAAATCAACACCATCAGTAGGTAGTCTTGTCAGGGCTAAAATGCAACTGTATATTTACACAGGAACACTAATCACAGACAAACCCACTTCAGCTCAATACACAGTAACAAAAGCGCCCATATCTGGAAACAACTACGTTGTGTTTGAGATATCAGAGCTTGTAAGGGATTACCTTAATGTAAACTTCAATCAAGAGAGAACAGAGGACTCTTATATTGAACGTGTGGAAGCAGATGGGGGTGTAATAGAAACAAGTCCTTGCCTTACTAACTTTTCACTTCAATATGATGCGGACTATTCAAGCGGAACTTCTTGGGTAGAAGCAGACATCGAAGTTACATACAACTACACAAGTGGAGAGGTTACGGAAACACAAAACTTTGATTACATAGCTTTCGATGGGTACTCCTACTTCGAGGAAGGTGCAAATAGCGAATTAAGTAGAACACTACTGCAAAGCAACACCGACATATACTACCAGCAAGGAGAAGCACTTCAAGTGCCTGTTTTTAGCGATGATGTAACGTCTGTTAAATTTTACTACAACGGCTCTTTACACACAACAAGACTTATATCTGAATCAGATAATTCAAACGCCCAAATATCATATCCAAGCGTTACATCTGATACAGACAAGATAGAAATAATAAGCGGCTCTGGAACGGAAACAATAACAGTTTACCCAACAAGTGAGTGTAAGTTTACGCCATACAGGGTTACGTTTATAAATAAATTTGGCGCACTTCAAAACGTATATTTCTTTAAGAAATCAACTGAAAGCATTGATGTAAAAGAGGAGGTATTTAAGGCTTCGGTAATGAATGATTTTGACCTTAGATACGACCTACAATCACACCAATACAAGTCATTCCATAAATCTGGGAGGGAGAGAATTACAATGAATACTGGTTTTGTTTCAGAAGAATACAATAAGGTTATAAGAGAATTGATGCTTAGTGAACAAGTTTGGGTTAGAAAAGATAACGAGATATTGCCGATTAACGTAAAATCTAAATCATTGACATACAAAACAAGTGTCAATGACAAGTTAATAAATTACACCATTGAGTTTGATTATTCGTTTGACAAAATAAACAATGTTCGATAATGAATAAGGTTATTCTATACATAAAAGACACCTATGGTGATTACCAAAAAGTAGATTTGTTTGACGATGAAACAATATCTGTAACATCTAAAATACAAGACATACGAGATATTTCTAAGGTGTTTACCGACTTCTCTCAATCATTCACCCTACCAGCATCTAAAACAAACAATAAGATATTTGCTCATTTTTATAACTACTTTATAGATGGTCAGATTCAATCAGATGGAAGTGAGGTAGGTGTTTTTGATGCAAGAAAAAAGAAAGACGCTATAATAGAAATAAATTACATTCCGTTTAGAAGCGGTAAGATATTTCTTAATGGTGTTAAAATGAAAGACAATAAACCGTATTCTTATAATATAACATTTTTCGGTAATACAGTAACACTAACCGATTTGTTTGGAGATGATGAATTAAGTCAATTAGATTTGAGTGCATTCGACCACGACTACGGAGTAAGCGAAGTTCAAACAGGATTAACAACAGGTCTATTTTCAGAATCCATAATATATCCACTTATAACACACACTCAAAGATTATATTACGATTCAAGAAATCCTGAAGGACACAACTCTAATACTTTGGATGGTAACTTATTTTACCACAACAATCAACACTCAGAAGATGTAGCGTTGAGGTTTACAGAACTAAAACCTGCCTTGAAAATAAAAGACATAATAAACGCCATAGAGTCTAAGTACGAAATAGAATTTGTTGATTCAGATTTCATATCTACAACTCCTATGTCCAATCTTTATATGTGGCTTAGCAGAAGGAAGGGTGCGATAGGTGCTTCACAGGAAGATGGAGAACGAGTCAAGGTGCTTGAAGATTGGCAACACGATAGCGGAGATACATACGTTACAATAAGTTCTAATGGTCAAGAATTAAGTGTAGTAAATAAAGCGGCTGATTTAGAAATAGCCACAGGTGCAACAGAGGCATCTGCAGGGTATTATTTGACCATCACACCTGAGAGTTTATATACTTCAACACAATACGATGTAGAGATTTATGTAGATGGCGTTTTGAAAACTACTAAAAACAATGTTACAGGAACTCAAAACTTAAACTATATAGAGTTCTTTAGCTTGTACACAAATTTATTGGGTCATCCAAATAAAATAAACAATAAGGTTGTTAAGTTTATAGTTAAGTCTGAACAAGCGTTTTTATTTACTCCATCTGTTACATTTAGAAGTGTTAATGTTGATAATCCAAAAGAAGAAGTTCTGAATTGTAATGGAGTACTATCTGCAACATCAACTATATTGATTTCTCAAGAAATACCTAAAATGAAGGTTATAGATTTCGTGTCGGGAATACTAAAAACCTTTAACCTTACTCTTTATTACATATCAGATGAATCTGATGCTGATTATGGTAAAATAAAAATGATACCACTTGATGACTTCTTTGATGATAATCCACAGACATTTGACATAACAGAATATGTTGATTCATCACAACACGATGTAGATTCAACAATACCCTTCAGCGAAGTGGATTTTGAATACCAAGAACCCAAGACATTGTTAATGAAACAGCACGAAGAAATATTCAATCATATTTTTGGCGATGAGGAGTTTAAGCCTGAAGGCGTGGACAGAGGTAAGCCATACACTGTTAAGCTACCATTTGAACACTTAAAATATGAGAGGTTGTTTGATGTCAATGGTGATGTCAAAAAAGATATATTGTGGGGTTATTCGGCAGGAGATAACTTTAAACCCGACCCACAAGCAACACCTCAACCAACAGCTAATTACGAGCCAACATTAACCAAACCTGTTATATTTTATGGAATAAGAGAAACAGGATTAACAGATGGTGTAAACTTTAACACAGGAACAACAAATGATGAGTTGTATAATTATTGGCGACCATCAAACACTAATGAAGATGGTTCTAATCAAGATGAGCCATTTGAGTCTGGACTTGTTGACCCTGTTTCTACAAATAAACTAATAGATGGCTCAAAAAGTTTTTTGTCTAATGTGGAAATTGGTGATTTTGTTGTTAATTCATCGACTGATGCATTAGCCGCAGTTTTAGCTGTGGATAGTGATACTCAATTAACATTGAGTGATGATATATTTACTATATCATATCAATCATATGGGATATTTAGACCCCCACAATATACATTAAATTTTGACAATGAAATTGATGAATGGAATTTAACAGACTACGAGGCAACAACAAACTCATTGTTTAAGGTATTTTACAAAACATATATAGAGGACGCTTTCAATCCAAAGAAGCGTATATTTAAGCTGACAGCATATTTACCAAACAGCATATTACTAAACTATAAACTGAATGACAGATTTCAGATAAGCGATAAGGTGTTTACTATAAATTCAATAGACACCAATCTAAAAACAGGCGAATCTAAACTTGAATTATTAAACGTATTATGATAAAGAATTTAATAGACATGTTGCAACTCTCTGACTGGTATGGTGTATCTCATAATGTAGATGTCGCCAAAGGATTGTATGAGGGGTGCAGCAACTGGAGTGATGTAGTGGAACAAGTGAAAAGAGTAAAGGAATCTAAAGCATACAGAAATGGCAGAAAGTAAAATAATTATTCAGGTATTATTAGATGATAAAGCGTCAGACCCATTAAAGAAGGTTGAGTCTGGTCTATCTGGTGTAAACAAAGAAACTGAAAAGTTTAATGAGCATGAAAAAGAAAGAGAGAGGCTACAACAAAGGATAATAAAAGCCACATCTAAAGAAAATGTAGAGCTAAAACAATTAGAGCTTCGTTTGCAAATGGCAAACAAAAGGGCTACTGAAACAGCTAAGGCAAGGATAAATGCTGCTGAAGGGCAGGATATGTTCGCTAAATCTGTGTCAAAAACTACTGGCGCATTAAAGGGAAATAGAGCGCAGTCTGGTCTTAATAATGCAATACTAATAGAACTTGGTCGTACCGCTTCAGATTCGCAATTTGGGTTTCAAGGTATGGCGAATAACATCGGTAGGATAGTTGAACTCGGTCAGGAGTTTACAAGGACTGGTGGTGGCGGATTGAAGAACTCTCTTAAAGAACTTGGAAGGTCAATACTTGGCGGAGGAGGTATTCTTATTGGGATTCAGCTATTAATATCATTTTTACCTAAACTTCAGCAGAAGTTTAAAGAAGCATCAACAGGCGCTGGTGTTTTAGGTGATTCATTAAAAAAAGCTGGTGAGTCAGCAGGTTCAACTATTAGAGAATTAGATGATTTATTGTCTATAATATCTGATTCAAGCTCTACTACATTTGAATACGATACAGCAGTACAGCAGTTAGAAAAGAACTTCCCTAAACTAATAACGCAACTCAATATTGCAGGTCTTTCGGTTGAGGACTTAAAAGATGAAACTGAGGATGCCACTAAAATAACAGCTCTATACAGAGAGGAAATAGTTAAACTTGCAAAGGCAAAAGCTATTTTATCTGTCATTGATGAATTATATGCCGACAGGATAAGACTTCAGTTAGAAATGGATATGGCGCTTCTTGAGGCTGAAAAAACATCGAGTACGGAAAGGATAAAATTCATAGGAAAATCAACCCAAGCCGTATATAGAACTGAAGAAGAATTAGATGAATTAAGAAGGAAAAGGGTAGAAAAAGTCAGAAAAAAATACGATAAAGACTTAAAGGAAATAGATGAAAAAATACAACAAGCATCTCAATACATAGATGAACCTTTAAGGAAATTAGATGACTTTGAAGCTAAAACTGTTTCAACACTTAAAAGAGTAGGAATACAAAGGGTTGAATATGATAATGAGATTACAGCAGCGGTATTGACTAACTCTAAAAAAAGACAGGGCGCAATAGAAGATGAAGCTATGTCTTTTGAGGAGTCATTAGAATACTATAATCAACTTGCTCAAGGATTATCTTTAGCTGTTGGCGCAGTATTTGATGCTGAAATACAAAGAGAGGAGAGAAAAACAGCTCTTATAAACAATCAGCTTCAACAAAGGTTAAATAACGAGAAACTTAGCGCAAAAGAAAAAGAATCTATCAATAAACAGATAGAAGCAAACGAAATTAAGTTAGCTAAAAAGAGAGATGAACTTGCTGAGAAACAGTTTAAGCTAAATAAGGCTGCAAGTATATCAAGCGCACTTGTAAATACATATTTAGCTGCAACAGATGTTTTGGCAAGAGAAAAGCTGGGTCTTGTTGGTAAGATAGCAGCCATGACACTTGTTATATCTGCTGGTTTAGCGCAAGTAGCTGCAATATCAAGACAACAGTTTGTTCCAACGGCACTTCCATCAGGTTCTGCTGGTGTTGGAGGTGGTGGCGCAGGAATAGAAGCGCCTGATTTTAATGTAGTAGGCGCATCTGAACAATCTCAGTTGGCGCAAACAATAGCTGGTGCTGAGGCACAGCCAGTAAGAGCATTTGTAGTTGGAAAAGACATTTCAACACAACAAGAACTTGATAGAAACATAACAAATACCGCATCATTCGGTTAATTTAATACTATGAAGATTATAGAGCTTTTTATAGATGAAGAAGGATTGTTATCTGGCATAGATGCCATATCAATCGTAGAGAAACCAGCGATAGAAGAGAATTTTATCGCCCTATCAGAAGAAAAACAAGTACAACTCGCAGAAGTAGATAAAGAGAAGAAGATTCTCATGGGTGCAGCACTTATACCCAACAAGAATATTTACAGACGTAATGGCGAGGATGAATACTACATATATTTCTCTGAAGATACCGTAAGAAAGGCTGCTGAGCTGTTTTTGATGCAAGGAAATCAAAATAGAAGCACTTTAGAGCATCAGGCAGAGCTTCACGGCTTGTCTGTGGTAGAATCGTGGATTGTAGAGGATGAAACGCACGACAAGAGCCGTAAATACGGTTTAAATATGCCTATTGGTACTTGGATGGTATCTATGAAGGTAAACAATGACGAGGTTTGGGAAGATTATGTAAAATCAGGTAAAGTAAAAGGATTCTCAATAGAGGGTTACTTTACAGACAAGGTTGCTATGTCGCAAATAGAAATGCTTGAAGAAGAAAGTGAAGCAAGACAGATACTTTTAGAGATAGCCAATGTAATCTTAGGCAACAAATACGAACTCGCCACATACTCTGATTACCCAAAAGCCGTAAGGAACAATGCTAAACTTGGTATTGAATTAAATAGGAGTGTAAACAATAGATGCGCAACTTCTGTTGGTAAAGTAAGGGCGCAACAACTCGCCAGAGGTGAAAGATTAAGCGTTGCTACAATAAAACGTATGCATTCTTACCTATCAAGAGCTGAAGTGTACTATGATAAGCGCAATATGAAAGCCTGTGGCACTATATCATATCTTCTATGGGGTGGTAAAGCTGGTAAAAGATGGGCAGCGAGTAAACTGCGTGAGTTAGGCGAATTAAGCGAACAAGAATTAGCTAAGTACGATGACAAAGGAAGAATTGTTAGAAGCCCGAAAGCACCAAAGTCTGATACTGCAAATCCTAATCCAAAACGAGGAGGACAACGCAATCCAAAGGGTGCTGCTGGGAAAAGCAGGGGAGTTAATGTTCCCGACAGAGTGTTAAAGTCGTTGCAAACTAAAGCTGATGACTTTAACGAGAAGTATAAATCTAAATTGGGTTATGGTACTACTGTGGGTCAGCTAAAGTCTGTATATCAGCGTGGAGTTGGCGCATATCAAACATCACATAGTCCTGCCGTAAAGTCTGCTGAACAATGGGGTCAGGCGAGAGTAAACGCTTACATATACCTATTAAAGAACGGCAGACCACAGAATGCCAAATACACCACGGATTACGATTTACTACCTAAGAAACACCCTAAATCAAGCAAGAAATGAAGAAACCATTTGAAACACCAAGCAGAACATCACCACGCAATTCAAGAAGGGGATGCCTGTGCAAAGACGGCAAAAGATACTCAAGAAAGTGCTGTGATGGTACTTTAAGGGCGCAGGGCATAGGGAAAATCTAACAAGAATATTTTTATTTATTATTATTATATACTTTAAAGTTAAACTATTATTATGGAAGGTAAAGCAACTGACATTCTGAAAGACATTATGCAAAAGCTTTCTATGATTAAGGCTGAGGAGGTACAAGAAGAAGTAGATAACGTAGATGTTGTCGCTGAAGAAGTATCTGCTGAGGTTGAGGTCAAGGAAGAAGTTGAATTGTCTGAAGAAGTAAAAGAAGTAGCGGAAGAAGAAGCTACTGAACTTGCTGAAGATTCTACTGAGGAAGCCGCAGACGAAGTTTCCGAAGAACTTGCTGAGGAGGAAGTAGAAGAAGAAGCAGCAGAAGAATTAGACGAGGACAAGTATGTTTCTCGTGATGAGTTCGATTCTAAAATCGCTGAATTGAAAGACTTGATTGAGTCTATGAAAGGCGATATGGGAAAAGAGAAAGAAATGTATGAAGCTGAAAAAGCTGAATTGAGTGCGCAAATTGAAAAGCTATCTGCTGAACCAGCATCTGAGCCAATCAGTCATGCGCCCAATCAAAAAGAAGAACAAAAGGAGATGATTCGCTATGCGCAAAATCGCCCAAGTTCAACAATTAACCGTGTATTTTCTAAATTAAACTAAATAAAATGAGTAATCACAATGTAAACTTGACTGGCTCTGTTGCCAGTATCACTTCAACTTACGCTGGTGAGTTTGCTGGGAAATATATCTCTGCTGCTCTCTTAAGCGGTAAAACTTTGGCTGAAGGTGCAATCACCATCAAGCCTAATGTTAAATTCAAAGAAGTTGTAAAGAAAGTTGCCTCTACTGGTATTGTTGCCGATGGAAGCTGCGACTTTACAGAAACTTCTAACGCTTTGACCTTGACCGAGCGCATCCTTCAACCTGAGGAGTTCCAAGTAAACCTTGAGCTTTGTAAGAAGGATTTCCGTAGCGATTGGGAAGCTGTTCAAATGGGCTATTCTGCCTTTGATGAACTACCTTCTTCTTTCTCTGACTTCTTGTTAGGTCATGTTGCTGCTAAAGTAGCTGAGAAAACTGAGCAAAACATCTGGGCTGGTGTAAACGCCAACGCTGGTGAATTTGATGGTTTGACTGTACTTATGGCTGCTGATGGAGATGTAAATGACGCTGCTAACGGTTCTGAAACTTCTTATACTTCAAGCAACATCGTAACTTTGCTTGGAAATGTAGTTGATTCAATTCCTGCTGCTGTTTACGGAAAAGAAGATTTAACTATCTATGTACCTACTGTTGCCCTTCAGGCTTATGTTCGTGCGTTAGGTGGATTTGCTTCTGGTGGACAAGGTGCTGCTGGTACTGATGCAAAAGGACAACAATGGTACAATATGGGTAATGCGCTTTCTTTTGAAGGTATCAAAATCCAACATGCGCCTGGTATGCCTTCTGACCACATCGTAGCTGGTGAGGCTTCTAACATCTACTTCGGTACTGGACTATTATCTGACCACAACCAAGTTAAGGTGCTTGATATGGCTGACCTTGATGGTAGCCAAAACGTAAGAGTAATTATGAGATTTACTGCTGGTGTACAATATGGTATCGGTAGCGACCTTGTATTGCAAACTCTTGCCTAATAAATAGATTGTCTAATAAAAAAAAGGGTGGGTGAGCCGAGTGCCTACCTGCCCTTTTTTAATAATATAAAAATATGGCTTGTGCAATTACAAAAGGAAGAACTCTCCCTTGCAAGAATTCAGTAGGCGGCTTAAAGAATGTTTTCATTCTTGACTATGGCTCGGCTGTTGCTGATGTATCGCCTTCATCTGGTACGGTAACACTACCTACCGATGGTTCTTCGGAATTCTTTAAGTTTGAGATTAAGGGTAATTCCTCCCTCGAAACTGCCGTTACCTCATCAAGAGAGAACGGAACTACTTTCTATGAAAGTACCTTGAATTTGACATTCACTTACTTGGATGTTGCTACTCAAGAAGAATTAAAATTACTTAACGCTGGTCGTGCGCACTATGTTGTTGAAACCTACAACGGAGATTACTTGTTGATTGGTAAAGAACACGGTGCTGAGGTAACTGGTGGCACTATCGTAACTGGTGCTGCTATGGGCGACTTGAGTGGATTTACCTTAACGGTAACTGCTCAGGAAACTGCGCCTCCATTCTTTGCTACTGCGCCTGACGAGAGTGCTGATGCGCCTATTGACCCTGATGCATAAATTCAATAGGGGTGTGAATTTAATAGGGGGAGGCTAACGCTTCCCTCTTTTTTTATATATTGAAAACAAAAAGCTGTATATTTGTTACTTTAGTATGCATATATTGACCACATCATCAGGAGTACAAGAGCTAAAGGTTGTGCTAAGAAGTAGTGTTTCTTTCGCAAGAATATCTCTTTATGATAAGTCTGAGAGAAAAGAATTAGTCGCAAATCCTGACGTAACTAACATTTCAGAATCAAATGGAATAACAACTATTGACTTTTCATTTGAACAGAATTTAGTTGAGGACAGATTTTATTCCCTAACAATAGAGAATTTTGCACAATCTGATGTTTATTACAAAGGACTTGTTTTCTGTACGAACCAAACCGATTACAACAAGTTTGACGTACACAAAGACGACTATGTGGTTGAAGATAGCTACGACAACGAATACGTTATATTATGAGCAACAAAGCAATAAAATATGCCAAGAATCGCCCACTTCCTAAAGTGAAAGATGGGAAGATACACATAGTGAATCTTGGTTCATATTCAAGACCTGATATGAAAGAGTATCGTAATCAGGATTGGATTGGTTATGGCGATGATAACAATTACTTTGAGTATCTAATAGACAGATACAATGGTTCGCCAACTAACAACGCTGCGATAAATGGTATTGCAGAGATGATTTACGGAAAAGGCTTAGATGCTACCGATAGCGAAAGTAAAGCGTCTGAGTACGCTGAAATGAAAGAGCTACTCCGTAAGGATTGTATGAAGAAGATATGCTACGACTACAAGATGATGGGTCAAGCTGCGCTTCAGATTATATACACTAAAGACAGAAAGAAGATTGCTCGTGTTGAGCATATGCCTGTTGAAACGCTTAGAGCAGAGAAATGTAATGAGAAGGGCGAAATAGAAGGCTACTATTACAGTTCTGATTGGGCGAATGTAAACAACAGAACAAAGCTAAAGAGAATACCTGCATTTGGTTTCTCTAATGCGCCACTTGAGATTCTATACATTAAGCCATATCGTGCAGGGTACAAGTATTATTCGCCAGTAGATTATCAGGGTGGATTGCAGTATGCAGAGCTTGAAGAAGAAATCGCAAACTACCACATCAATAACATACAGAATGGTCTTGCACCAAGTATGCTTATTAACTTCAATAATGGTGTACCACCAGAAGAACAACGTGAAGCGATTGAGAGAAGTATATTAGATAAGTTTAGTGGTTCTTCTAATGCTGGGCGCTTTATCTTAGCGTTTAACGACAGCAAAGAACTCTCTGCTACAATAGACCCTGTACAGTTGTCTGACGCTCACCAGCAGTATCAATTCTTGTCTGATGAGTCTATGCGTAAGGTAATGGTATCACATCGTATCGTATCGCCTATGCTTGTCGGTATTAAGGACAGCACAGGTCTTGGTAACAACGCAGAGGAGTTGCAAACAGCTTCTGTACTTATGGATAATACAGTTATTCGCCCAATGCAAGTAACCATCTTAGATGAGCTTGAAAGGGTACTCGCCTACAATGGTATTGAGTTGGATATATACTTTAAGACATTACAACCACTTGAGTTCACAGACCTAACTAACGCTATCAGCGAAAGCGAAATAGAGAAGGAAACAGGTATCAAGAAAGACCAAGTGGATGAAGAACCACAAATAGAAGAAAGCGAGGAATAATATGGCAACAGCATTATTTATAAAGAGAGCAGACCTTGTCAAGAATACCGCTATGAACGGTAATGTTGATACGGATAAGTTCATTCAGTTCATTAAAATCGCACAGGAAATCCACGTTAGAAACTATCTTGGAACTGACTTGTATGATAAGATTAGTGCTGACATTATCGCTGGTACATTATCTGGCGACTATTTAGACCTTGTAAACGACTTTATTCAGCCTATGCTTATTCACTTTGCTATGGCTGAGTATTTACCATTTGCAGCATATACAATCGCCAATGGTGGAGTGTACAAGCATAATGCAGAGAACAGTTCAATCGCCAACAAAGAGGAGGTTGATTTGTTAATTAACAAGGAGAGAGATTATGCGGAATACTACACTCAGCGTTTTATAGATTATATGAGTTTTAACGCTCAGGATAAGTTTCCAGAATATTACACTAACAAAAACGATGACATTTATCCTGACAAAGATACATTATTTCACGGATGGGTACTGTAAGCAAATATAAACCAAAAGAGGAAAACATAACAAAATTAAAGAAATATATAAATGGGTTGGGGAACGATAACAAACAACATAGGACACGGAACGATATACAACGAAAGTTGGACAGGGGAGTATAAGTTCGTTACTATCGTAGGCGATGGGAATGATATGTACAAACGCATAACTGACGATAGTGGTTCTATGGAAGCCAATGCCTGTTTAGTAAACACATTTAATAATACGATATGAGTTTATACGATAAAGCAAGTTTAGTACAAATACCAAGCGGAACTAAAGACGGTACACTATATTCCGTTTTACCTGCTAATGGCGATGGAGATTTTACACACGTTAGAGCAACATCCGCCACAAGAGTAAACAAAGATGGGCTGATTGAAAGCGTTGCAAGTGGTGTACCAAGATTGGACTACCCTTTATTAGATGGAGTAGTACAGAGTTGCCCTGCTTTACTTTTAGAGCCGAGTAGGACGAACTATTTACTTTATAGCGAAGATTTTAGTGATTGGACTGATGCGTTTTCAGATGTTACAGAAAATCAAATTGTTTCGCCTGACGGTAACGCAACAGCCGATAAGGTTCAAAATTCAGGCGCTTCATCTTTTGGTAGGGTTGAAATAACATTAAGTTTGACAAGCGGTAGCAATATATTTTACTCTGTGTTTGTAAAAAAGAATGATTATGATACTATTACAATAAGAATAGACGGAACAAATGTAGGCGGTTCGGGCAATTCAAATGCTACTTATGATTTTGTTTATAGCACAGAAACAATAAGTAGAAGAACAGGGGGTACTGCAACAAGCACTTTAGTAGAGGATTTTGGTAATGGTTGGTATAGAATAGGTATAGAACTTACCAATTCAACTGTAACAAAAGCTACAATATATCCGTCTTATGGAAACACGCAAACAAACAGCCATTATGTTTGGGGTGCGCAATTAGAACAAGGCGATTATCCAACATCCTACATACCCACCACAACTTTTTCTGTAACTCGTAATGCCGATGAATGCAATAGCGCAGGAACAACCGCAGAGTTTAACGATTCAGAGGGTGTTTTGTTTGCTGAATTAAAAGGGTTGAATGAAACTGATTCATCAACAGGGTATATAGTTTTAAATGATGGCTCAACAACTACAAATGCAATTTTTATTCAATATAGAAATACAGGCGAATTGAGATTATATAATGGTGGAACTTCAACTCCTGAATTGATATACAGAGATGCAAGTGCCGACCTTACTGAAAATATAAAACTTGCTATAAAATACGGAACTACGACAGGAAGTTATAAGATTTACATTAACGGATTTAGCCAAACATTACAAGGTTCATTTGTTGCAACATCAATGAGTGGTTTAAGTAAATTACAATTTGCTTATTCAAATGGAACTTCAAATCCATTTAGAGGTAAAGCAAAACAACTAATGACATTCAACGAAGCACTAACCGACAGTGAACTTGAACAAGTAACATCTTGGACTTCGTTTGGCGAAATGGCAAAAGGACAATTATATACAATAGAATAATGGCAAATACTTTTAAATTTGGTAATGGTAATTGGGCAGTCAAAGAGGACTATGCCCTTGCATATAATGACGAGAACGGTAACTTTAAACCGCTACCTTTTGACTTTACAAGAGCATCAAGTGCGACACGAGTAAACAAAGATGGTTTAATAGAAACAGTACCAAGCGGTAAACCACGTATTGACTTTACGGATAACACAAGTGGGCATTTACTACTTGAAGCGAGTAGGACTAATTATTTGCGTTATTCAGAAGATTTAAGTCAAAGTAATTGGGTTAAAACAAATACAGGTACAGGTGTAGCACCTACGGTAACAGCTAACTATGCTATATCCCCTGATGGTTCTCAAAACGCATCAAGAGTTCAATTTGATATAAATGGTGGCACTACAATTTCAGACAGAAGTAGATTATATCAAGATGCAGGAACAGGCACATCAGGAAACCAAGCGTACTCTGTATATGTTAAGTCAAATGATAGTTCTTCCCACACAATAGTATTTAG